ACTTCGAGTACTCCGGATGAATTCTTGATGCCCGCGGCGAAGACTTGAACGCAGCCGGCCGGAACCTGCGCGAACACTGCGACCGGAAACAGGAGCGCCGCGAGGGCAAGGATAATCAGGATTGGCGCTGTGCGTTTCATCGGTCTCCTTAGAGAATGTGCGGGGGTTGGCGGGGCCGGTTAAAGCCCCGCCGTTGGATCAGGCTGCTGCGGGAAGGTTGTTGAGGATCGCCACGATGCCGTTCACGATGGCCTCTTTGCCGGTGGGGTTGATCGTCACACCGCGAGACTTCTCGTAGTCATTGAAGATGCTCTCGGAGGTCTGAATGACCAGCGCGAGCTTCTGTGCGCCCGTTCCGCTCTGCGCGCCGGCAGATGTCGCCAGGGCTTCAACCTTGGCAACCTCGACCATGACTCCGTTGATGAGCGGCGCTGCAGCCGGGAAGAAGGTCTCAGCCAGCGGAACCGCCACTGTCTCGATTTCCTTGACGATTGGGCTTGTGAAGAATGCCTTCAGGCCCTTGCCGATGTTGCTCAATACGCTCGTGAAACTTGCCATGGTGGGTGCCTCCTTTGGCACCGGGTTACTGGGTTGAGTCGGGAAATCGGGCGTCTTTGCTGGAGTGACCGGCGAAGGCACCGAGGGCGCCACTGACGAGGTTGCTGGAGACTGCGAGGACTGCGGTCCCGATAGAAATCGGGTCAGGGTGGAAAAGAACTGCAAGCGCAAGGATCACCCCCAAGATTGCGAGTAGAACGGCCCAAAAGGGCTGTGGCCAGGTCATGCCGATACCCCTTCCTGATAACGCGCTATGCCGTCCACGAAGTGGGCGGTCAGAACCTGTTGACGCATGGCCGGGGCAACGGAGAAATGCACCCAGGCCCCCTCTTGAATCACCTGGTCGAACTGGATCATCGGGTAGGAGACGATCTTCTTGACGATGTCCAGCGGTGAGCCGAATTGCGGGCAAACGAAGTCAGCCGCAAAGCCGGTGACGTGTGCCGAGTCAGGGACGCCGCGCACGATGCGGTTGAGGTCCGGACAGCGATAGCCTGAGTCGATGTGCAGAGGAGAGCCTAGAATCGCTCTCACTTTCTCAAGGCTGGCGGCCAGCGTGGCCAGATGCTCGACGACTTCAGCCGGCGCGGTGTTGTCGATGCCATGGGCAACAGCCGTCGAGCTAAAGGTCAACTCTTCGAGGCTGAGATGTGGCGAAAGCAGATGCATGGTTCTTCCTAACTTGCGTGCTGGCTATGGTTGATCCGGCACGCGGTTTCGATGGTGGCCAGGCGTTCGCCGTGCGCGTTGATCTCGGTCCACAAATCCGAGCGGCTTTTCTGCAGATCAAGGACACCCTTCTCGACAGCGCCGGTTCGCGCCTCGATGGACCCCTTGAAGATGCCCCAGTAGAGCGCCTGCCCGATAAGGCCGGATAAGATGCCAACCACCCCTGTAAGCGCGACGATCCATGCGGTTGATTCTGCGGTCACTTGTCCGGCTCCTTCGGTTATTCTCGGTCAGAAGTTGGTGGTTTTTCGGGCCTCAACGGGCGCGAAATGACAAAATCACGCCATCTAGTAGATTTGCTGGCATGTGACGCGAGACTCCATTTTGACGGTGAACGGGTAGCTGTTATTGCAGTTTGCATAAATCGCTATCGTGTGCGCCCCCGTGCTCAATCCTGCGATGGTGGCCGAAATTGGAAAGACGTACCAAGTGCTGAGGGTCGGGAATCGCGGAACGCAGGGATACGAATTTGCGAAAACCCCATCGACGTAAAAGTAAAAATTTACGGGGCTGTTGGTCGTACCGGAGGTCTGCTCTGCGGTGAGCGCTCCGAAAAAGTTGAACACGTCGTTTGCCGAATGCACGGTTACCGGCCAACTCCATCCGGGAATCACTATCGTTGAAGCGCTTACGGCGGTGTCCGCTGAAGGCTGCTTAAACGCCGTTGTCACGCGATTGGCTGTGCTTAGCTGCGTTCCATCAGGAAAGAGCACCATGGAGGCGCTGAGAGTGCCTGTGGCGATGTTGCTGGCGTTGAGGTTGATCACACTGATCGTGGCGGCATCGAGGGTACCAAATAGGCCTTTGGCCGAGATGAGAATATCGACCCATGCCGTTCCCGCCGCGTTGACCTGCACGGTTCTGAAGTCGCTGGTGATGGCATAATAACCAGCCGGATAGCTGCTCGACGGAAGCGCAGGCTTCGAGGCGTAAGCCCACGAGACGATATGCGGCTGCGCTGACGCAGATGACACTATCGCCTGCGTAGCTGAAATTGCAGCCTGTAGGGTCGTGCGCTGTGTGGCGATAGCTGCCCAATCGCCTGAAAGCGCGGTCTGAATGCCAGCCCAGGGCCCGCTGGTGGTTCCATCAGGCCAGATGGTTGCCCAGTTCGACGGCGCGCCGGCGTTGACAAGCGTGGCGTTGATCGCCGCCACGGAAGAGTCGTAAGCTGCGCTGGACACGGTCCATGTGGCTGCTAGTGAGTCGAGGCTCGTCTTCATGGCGAGCTCTCCCGCGTACTGCTGCATGAGCGCGGCCTTGTAGCTGTTCGTGAGGTAGTTGACGTTGGTGCTGTTGCTGCCGGGGTCAATCGTGCTGGTGACTGGCACCAGGCTTATCGAACTTCCGGTCTCTGTCCATGCTGAATCAGGCATAGATGGCCCTCACTGCCGCGTTCACGGTGCCCATGGTGACGGTTGGCGTCACAGGGATGGTGACCGAGAGAGTCGTCGGCCCAACCGTGACGATGTCGAAGAGGTAGTTTGCCGCTACCGTCGGATCACTGCCGGTGAAGGCTACAACCTGAAAGCCGCCGCTCGGAGTCGGGAAGTTCCCCGGCCAGGTCCAGGCGATGCTGAGCCAGACCTTGGCGGTCGTAGTTGCGCCGCCGCTGGCTGTGACCGTGATTCCATCGCTTGCCGACGCGCTTGCTCCGCTGCCACTGCCGTTGGTTGCGCTCTGGGTCACCGTGACAATCGGCGGGGCTGGGAACATGGTGCCGACGGGCGTGTAGCTGTAGGCTGTGCAGGCGCTGAGGCTCTGCAACCCCGAGCCCATGGCGTTGAAACTCTGTAGCTTGACGTAGATCGTCTGGCCGATCAGCGCAGACTCATACGGAAGCTTGAAGACCGCATCATCCAAGAACATGAAGCTGTTACCGGACGTGTGAGCGGCAATCGTCGAGCCGTAGCCGCCGCGCCGCAAGCTGGTGAGGTTGTAGGCGTTCGCGCCGGTCAGCGTGGCCGTGAGGTACGAGACGATCTCCGAGCCAATCAGGCAAGCCGTTGCGAAGGAATCGCGCCCGTTGGCGCTGGTGCTGTTCAGCGTCCCGAGGCTGGCAGCCAGGTTCACGGCCAGCGTGTCCGTCGTGTCCGGGTCGGCCGTCAGGGGAAGCGTTGCCGTGAGAGCGCCGATGCGCGCCGATGCGTTGATGGTGCCAACCGGTGCCACGCCGTAGCTGTTTCCGCCGTCAAGGCTCACCCAGACGTTGCAGCCGCCCCAGAGCGTCGGGGTTCCGCATGCGCCGATCCAGATTTCAGGCCCTCCCGATTCGGTCATGAGTGTGGGAGGCTCGAAGACGACAGCGCCTGAGACTGTCGGGGCCGGGCTTGTCGCTGGGGAGTTGCCACCATTGTTCTGAGTTGTGTAGAGCGCGGACGTTCCGATGCCTAAAGGCCACTCCTCAGCCGTGATGGTCAAGCCTTCCTCTTCGCTCACCTCGTCTGGCATGTCGATGCTGACAATGCGGACGATCTTTTTCAGCAGCCCGCTAATGTAATCGGTCAGCGTCACGAGGTCCATCGGTTCGAGGAGGATGTACCGCCAGCCGATCTTGACCGTGTAGGTGTTGCGGACGAAGACGTTCCGCTGTGCCTTGATGGCGCTGATTTGCTTCGCGTGAGCGGCCCGCGTGATGAGGTGAAGAGTGAGCGGCGAATCCTGTTTCAGGCCGTTCAGGGACACGTCCGAAGGCTCGGGAGTGTCAACGATGCTCACGTTGTAGCTGTTGGTGCGGTCCCAGAACTCAACCGGAACATCGTTTTTGATGTCCTGAGTGCTTGAGCGGTTGGGGATTATCGGGTCCGTCCCGGTGGGCGTTCCGTCCTTGCCGATCGCTCCAAGGAAATCGTCAAAGGTGAGGTCATAAAGCGGCGTGGTGTTCGGCGTGTACGTGACGCCGTTGGCCGTGATTGGCGTGTCGCCGTACGGCACGACGTTGAGCACCATCCCGGTCCCACCGCCCGAGAGTTGCTGGCAGGTCCAGACCAGTTCACTGTTCGTCGCGTCGAGGATCTGCTGAATGCAGGTTGCCGCATCGCTCTGGTCGGTCCAAGCCGGGCTGATGGCAAAGCCACAAGCGGTGCAGTAGGTTTGGAAGCTGGCCGCGCCGGTGACGAGATTGGCGATGCGAGAGGCGGCGAACCCGGCCCCGTAGTAGGGATTCGAGAGCGCGTCAACGATGACAGCCGACGGCTTGGCGTCATACGATCCCGGCCAGTTCGGATCCTGCTCAGTGCCGAGAAGCGCCTGAACCTCAAAGTTCCAGTTGGGTACTGTTCCGCCCGAACCGAGAGCGGCTTGAAGTACGCCGATATAAGCCGTTCCGCTGTAGCCGAGAGCGCGGCTGGGCCATTTGCTCGACCACGGCCCCCAGGGCGCTTGCGGCCTTGCGCCGGTCATGAGCGAGAGGCCGTAATAGCTGAGGGTGTAGCAGTCCTTGTCGCGCCAGACGCGCTGGACGCCAACGATGCCGGATTGACCGCCCTCACAGAGAGCGAGAATCAAGTCAGACCAGTAGTTGTATCCGGTCACGCCCCCGCCGCCGCCCTTGCCGCCCGAACTTGTCGCCTGAGAGGTAAAACCGGCATAGTCGATCATGTTCGAGGCAAGTAGTGTGCAGCCGTAGACGAGCGCCTTGGGCTTGCCGTACATCGATGTCGAGACCTGGACAGATGCCAGCTTGACCGGAGTTTGCGCGTTCGAGCCGCCGCCGCCGAAGAGACCGCCCAAGCTACACGCCCCTTTCTGCGAGGGGATATTCGCAATCGGGCGCGATGACGGTTTCGCTCGGTCCAACCTCGTCCAGGTTCATCGACCAGAGACAATGAGTCCTGACAGTGCAAGCTGCAACAGCTTTCTCCCGAGAACTGCAAACCGCTATTAGCCCCCAAACGCTTCCGTCTTCGGTTTTCACATCCGCAACGATCCACACTCGCGTCATTCGGCCCCGCCTTTCTTCGCCCAAGGCGACCAGATGCCGACGAACCGCTCGGCGAGGTCTTTGTTGGCTACGGCGTCGTCAAGGATCACCATTCCGGCCGGCTGGTAGCTGTGCAGGATGACCGGCCACTCGATCACGATTGCGCCGTGCGCCGGATTGCGCCCGAACTGGTACATGGCAATGTCGCCGGGCTGGGGTGGCGTGTCAGGCGCGATCTCGACCTTGGCCGCGAACTTCTCAACGATCTCCAGGTAGACCGGCTCGTCACGGTGCAGAAACCAGTCATGGACGTACTCGCCGGGGTCAACATGCGGAAGCACACCCGCGGCCTCATAGACAGCCGCAAGGATCATGCCGCAATCGACGCCAGCGCCCTTGACGCGGGCGTGGTGATGGTAGGGAGTGCCAAGCCATGACCGGGCCTCCTCGACGACATCCTCGCGTTGCAGCATCACTTCGAGCGCGGTCATAGGCTTGTACTCGTTGGGGGCACATAGGGAAAGCCCTGGTAGTTGTTCGAGTTCGAGTAACCGGCGCAAGCCGCTGCGGTGCGACCGCAACCGGGGTAGATGGTGAAGGTGTCGCCCGTTGCCGGGGTCTGAGGGAGTGGCACGGTCAAGACGGCCGTCCCGCCGGTGTAGGTGCTCACCGTGCGCCGTGAGCCGGATGCGGCCCCGGAGGTCATGACCAGCACACCGAGGGCGTAGTAGCCGTTTGCCTTCCCGCTGATGCCGGTGGCGATGGTCGTAGCCGTTGGGGTTCCTTGCGCGCTTCCGGCCGTCGCGAGGCTCGGCAGACTGATTCCGCAACCTGAGTCACCAAAGCAGTTCGCGCAGCCAGGCTGGAAGAGGATTCGGGGCATCTGGTACTGCAAAAGCTCGAGATCGCTCTTGACGTGCAAGACAACCTGAGTCGAGGACGGATCAACGCCCGCGCAGTTGCCTTCGAACAGAACCACCGAACCCATGGAGGTATCGCCGGGGTAGGCAGAGAAGACGCGCTCCACACGCACCCGCGCCGCGTCGAATGCGCCGTTGTGGGCTGCCAGGCTGATGTTCGTGCCCATGAGTTGAGCCGATCCTCCGGCCATCAGCGTCAGGTCCAGAGTGTCGACTTCGGTCCCTCTGGCGTTGCGGATGGCCCCGCGCTTCACGAGAGGCTGACCGCCCTGGTCGATGGATGAGGTAAACAGGAGGCTGTTCAGGGTCAGCGGAATGTCCGCGTTCGTCCAGCGGTAGATGCAGCCCGATTGAAGCGTGATCGTGTAGCAGTCAGCCATCGTAAAGACGGCGTTCGAGTTGAGATAGGCAATCAGGGCTGGGCTGGCGTATTTCATTTGAGCGTGATCACCTTCACCGTTCCGCCGTCCCAGGCCAGTTGCATGAAGCGCTTGAAGGTCATGGTGTCGTCGTCAAACCGGCAGATTCGGGCGAACTGGCCGGTCCAGGTGATCGGGAGGCCGTTGGCTGGCGCTGTCGTGAAGGTCACCGCGCCGGTTGTGGCGTTGTAGCTCACGCCGGAAGTCTGGAGGACGCCGTTGACGTAGATGGCCGCGGACTGGATGATTCCCGCCGAATAGCCCTCGTTATCGACAAGCTGGAAGACGGTCTGCGCGCCGGTGCCGGTGCCGAACGGGCAGGCTGTCGGGCTTCCGTTTACTGGGTCGATGAAATAGAAGCTGTCCCAAGCCCCGCGCATGGTGTTAAAGAAGCTGGCAAGCTGAAGGAGTTCGTCGGAGAGCGTCTTGGCGCTGAAGCCGGCCTGACGGACGAAGTTCAGCGTCCATTCGTAGGTCCAGCGCGGGACGGTCCAGAAGGTAGCCCGTTGCTCTTTACCGCTGGCGCTCGTCTGGATCATCGTCGAGAACTGCGATGTGCGGTCAACCTCGATGTCCAGGCCCTTCAACGTCGATGGGAAAAGCAAGCTGCTCATGCGCCGTCCTCGGGTGTTCCGCGTCGAACAAAAGCCACATACTGTCGCATTTCAGACACAGTATAGAGCGGAATCGGGGCAAAAAGCCGGCCCCGGAGGCTCTGAAATGAGAAATCGAGAAAGTCGCAATTTTGTTTACATTTCCTCTTGACTTTGTAAGCAATAATGATTACATTAGATACATGAAGAGCAGCGAGTTCAAGCGGTGGCTGACAGCACAGGGGGCAACATTCGAGGGCGCGAAAGGCTCCCATCTGAAGGTGAAACTGAACGGCAAAACATCCTTCCTGCCGATGCACTCCAAAGAACTCAAGACCGGCCTGGTCGAAGGCATCAAAAAACAGCTAGGGTTGAAATAGGAGGATTCATGTTGCGCTATCCAGCACATCTCGAACCACAGAAGGAAGGCGGGTACGTCGTCACCTTCCCCGATATTCCCGAGGCAATCACCCAGGGCGAAGACGTTGAAGATGCTCTACACCACGCCGCCGACGTTCTGGAATCGGCCTTGGATTACTACATCGAGGAGGGCCTTACGATCCCCGCGCCCTCCAAACTCAAGCGCGGCCAGCACGTAGTTGAACTGCCAGCCAGCTACGCGGCGAAGATCCTGCTCTTGAACGAAATGGCAACACAGAAGGTCAGACCGGCAGAACTGGCGCGGCGCATGAAGGTCACCCGGCAGGAAGTCAACCGGCTCGTGGACTGGCGCCACGCGTCTAAGATCGACGGGATCGCCGGCGCGCTCAAGGCGCTGGGCAAGACGAGGGAGATTCGGGCGGTTTAGTTGGGCTTGCGGTCGGGGTCGGGTGCGGGGATGAGCAGGGTAGTGACGGTCCCCGGTTTGCAAATGCGGTATGGGCTGCAAACTATTGTATGGGTTGGGGTTTTGGGCGCGAAACTGCGGCGAAAGATTGACGCGCTGGCGGGTTGTGCTGTGAAGTAGGGGTGTAAGGAGTACGACCATGAAAGCGTTCGCTGCTGTTGTGTTGCTGATTTTTTCTGCTAGTTTGACGTTTGCCCAGAACAGTGCTTGGGAATACAGTGTTGATAAGAACGCGATGGAAACCAACAGAAGTACCGAGTTTGCAATGACGTACGGCGGAAATACAACCCTTGTGGTCCGCTGCAAAACCAGGTGCGAAGTGTATTTGAAATTAAAAGGCAACATCTTTGAGGATCAGACTTCAGTCCGAGTAAAGTTCAACTCTTCAACGCCGAAACGCTTTTCGGTTTCAAGGGGAGAGGGGTCGGACTCTCTATTCTTTACTCAGCCTATAGAGTTCCTTCGTGCCGTTCGGGATAACGGGGGATACGTCGTCATCGAATACTCCCCATACGAGAAAATACCTGACACTGACACACTGCGGGTGTGGAACTTGCCGCCCACAATACTGGCGCGGTTGAGCGGGAAGCGACTAGCCTTAAAATAGCTGCTCGTCTAGCCCCGCCGGTTCTTCGCCGCCTCTTTGATAGCCGCCATGATGTTCCCTTGGTTCTGCTGGAAGAATGCCTTTGAATCAACTCCACCGTGGATATGGAGGTGCGTGTCGCCCCCGCCGCCATTCCCTCCGATCCCCCCGCCCGCTATGGCGCTACGCAACGGGTTGGCGATGCTGGCCGGTAGGATCATCTCGCTTTTGTGGATCTGTGCAATCTGGTCAGACGGGACGTTATCCCAGCCGCCGGCCGCTGAGGACATGTGCATCCCGAGAGCGATTACAGAAGCCACAACGCCAGCCGCAACAGCGGGCGCAAGGAACGGACCCACGACGGGAATGGCGCTGATAGATGCCCAGGCTGATGCCGCCGCCTTCCAGCCCTCAATGGCAATCCACTTGATGCCCTCAGCGAGCTTGAGAGCCATGGTTTTCAGGGATGCCCATATTTCGGTTGCAACACGAGTGGCAGACCCGGCAAGGGTAGACCCGGTCTTCGCGCCCTCGACGGCTACATGGTGCGCCCCTGTCACTGTGTCGCTGGCCATCGTCTTTGCATCAGCCGCCGTCTGTACGCCCGTGCGAACCCCGGTCTGCGCCGTTGTTGCGGTGGTCTTGGCGACTTCGACAGAGAGGTGCCTTGCCAGCATTTTGACCATCTGCTGAATAACGAAGTCCATGGCTGACCCCATGATGGACTTGAAGGCTTGCCCGAAACTCTGGGTTCCCTTAATCATCCCGGAGATCCCAGAACTGAAACCGGAGGTCAGGCCGTTGACCCAAGTCTGAGCGGTTTTCAGATGGTCTGCCGCCTCCTTTTTGTCAATCACGGCCGATTCCGCCGCCGCCCTTGTTTCTTCGGCGGTTTTGAGCTTCATCAGCTTCGCAAACTCCTCAGCATCGCCCGCGTAGAGAATTTTCTTGATCTGGATTGCCCGCTCTTCATCGCTCAGAACAGCGGCAATATAGGCATGTTCCGCCTGTAAAAGCTGTTGTTTGGTGATGATTCCCGCCGCCGCATCATCCCGCGCCAGTTGGACCGTCTTTGCCGCCGCCGCATTCTGGAGAGCCAGGCTTTCGTCGATAGCTCGCGCCCCGTCTGCGCGCCGCTGCGCCCCCTGCTCTTTGGTTGCCTCGGTCATCTTGGCCTGTGCGGCTGCATACTCCGGCCCCATGCCGTTGTAGACGGCCCTGAGACGAGCAACCTCATTGGTAGCCAATTGGACGCGCTCCGCACTACCCTTTGCGGCTGCACTGTATTTGCGCTCAAAGCCTTGCTCGGAGGCCTTCTCGCCTTCCTCGGCTCCCTTGCGGGTGAGTTTGTCGATCTCGTTTTGAATATCGGCGAGGGCTTTCGCCCCCAAGCCGCCGATGGTGGCCATCGTCTGCCAATATTCGATTTCGCGCTGGGTGCTCCACGTAAACCAGTTCTCCTTTAAGGCCTTCTGCGCATCGAGGTTTTCCTTGAGCGCGGCCATCTGCTCGGACGACGGGTCTTTGTCTTCCTTGCTGTCTTTCTTTGCCGCCTCGGTTCTTGCGTTGCCGGAGCGCGCATCGTGCTCAGTTTTTACAGTTTTCGTGTCGGCGGCATATTTCTGGAGGATGTTGAGAAGCTCGCGCTGTGCGTTTACCTGCCGATTCAGCGATTCAACAGAGCCATTTTCGAGTGTTACATTCTTGGCTAAAAGTGCCGTTTTTGCCTGCTCAAACTCGTTATAAGCCCCCGCGCTTTTCGACCCCGCGCCAGAAAAAGCGTCCTGCGCTTTTTGAAGGTTTGCGAAAATTTCCGACTCACGGCTGAGCTTCGCGGTCAGCAAATCGTGCGCCTCGCCCTGCTTATTTACGTCTGTCTGAAGCTCCTCATATTCAAGTCGGAAGGATTCAAGAGACGCTTTCTGCCCCGCCGCGCCACTACCAAACTGAAACCAATGTACCGCCATGCCATCAAAAACCGAGTTGGCGATTTTGGAAAGGGATTCAAACTGCTCGAAAAGCTCATTCATGGAGGCGTGGTCAATTAGCTCCAGCTTGATACGGAGCGCCTCCATCTGGTTCCCGGCAAGCTCCGCCGTCTTTTCCTGTGCCTCCAGGAGCTTGTCGTTTAGGGAGTTGAACGAGCGATTGCTCTCGATTCCCGCTTCTTTTTCGGTTGCGGCGAGCTTGCCGGATTCCTCGCGGAACTCCATCAGTTTTTCGACGCCCTTGGCAATCCATTCGATCATCTCCATGATGGCCAAGGGAGCGAAGGCCATCGACAGAGCCTGACCGACGCCGGGGAGCGTGGCGACGAAGCCACCGACAGCGCGGTTCATGCCGAGCATGTGGGCAGCGTGGCGGGCCTCGGTCTTACTGAAGTCACCCTCCATGCTTTCGGCGGCTTCCTTTGACTGCCCAGCCATGCTGTCGAACGAGGAGGCAGAGGCGGCGGTCAGGGGAGCAAAGGACGCGGCCATCTTCGCCGTGGAGTCCTTAACGCCACTGGTGGCAGTGTTGAGCCCATCCATCAGCCCTTGAATCTGGGCTGTGATTTGTACACTGATCTCGCCGCCGTCGTCTGCCATGCCGCCTCCTAGAATCCGACGATGCCAGCCTCAAGTGTGGCTAAAGCGTCATCCTCGGTCATCGTGCTGGTTGCTTTTTCGTCTTTGCCGCCGCCCAGGTACGCCTTGACCATGATGTGAAGCGGCGGGCAGACCTTCCAATAACCCAGAAGGTCCAGAACGTCCGGCCATGGAGTTGCATCGACAATGCGCGCCGTCCAGGTGGTTGCGGTGATGATGAGCCCGTACAGTTCGCCCCAGTTCAGCGGCTCCGCTTCACCTTCTGAGGCCCCGCTTCCCCCTTGAGGCCGGTGACCTCCGCAACGCCTTCGACGGCGCGCTGAATCTCCGCAAAAGGCATCGTCTCGACCGCTTCGAGGGTCAGATCGGGGTACTTGTTCGACAGAGACAGGTGCACCAGATCGCAGCAGTGACCAACCATCTCAGGCATGGCCTTCATGGGTGAGATGGTGCCGGCCTGAAGCTGGCCGTTGATTTCGTCGATGGCTGCAAGCTTGGCAGACGCCTGGTGACGCAACTGCCCAGCGGTAAAGGGTTGAAGATCGTACTCGGCTCCTTGAATCGTGACGGTGCTCATGCTTTCGGCCTCCATGGCTGAGATGGGAACGCGCCGCCCTCTCAGGCGGCGCATCCGGGTTAGGAGTTGGTGTAGACGTTGATGACGTTGTCGAGCGAATCAGCGAAGGCCTGGAACTCCAGATCGACTTCGGTGTGATCGTCCTGCTTGGACGCCAGAGAGAGCTTCGGAAAAATGACGGCAGCGAGTGTGTATCCGAACTGCTTGCCGCCGTAGGTGTTGAAGCAATTCAGCTTGAAGATGGTGGCCGAGCCCATGAGGGGGTTGTTGAGGTCGATGTTGTTGCCGGTGACCATGGTGTAGGTGTAGTACAAGCCCACCTGGTGCGTGGTGTCGGCAGCGGCGAAGGTGTAGACGCCCAACGCCGTGACGCTGTACTGGCCGGTGGCCGGGGCGCTGGCAACACACTTCATCCAGATTCCGGCGGTGTAGTCATACACGCCGCCGTCCGCTACGAAGGTTGCTCCATTGAGAGCGGTGATTTGGTATGGGGTGGTTGGGACGTTGGCGATTTCGTTGTTTGCCGCGGCGGTCTGCCCCGTTGCGGTCGTCGATCCAGCCAGGATGGCGGCGATGAGCCCTGCCTGAATGCGGCCTGACTTCGCCTTTCCGCTGATCTTGCCTTTGCCGAGCGCGACGTCTTCGGGGAACGCCTTAGCGCCGATGAGTTCCTTCACATCGCGAGAGATGTCAATCGAAACATCCTTCAGCGTGCCTACGTTGACGGGAGTGGGATTGGTGCCGGGCGGGATAATGAAAAGCTGGCCGACGCCAAAGTTGTATTGAGCCACGGTGATACTCGCTTTCTGGCGTGGTCCTCAGTCGGCCTCTGCGGACACCCCGGTTGATGGTCGGTTAGAGAATGGCTGCCAGGCGAACCTTGAGGGCTTCCTTGGCTGCGTACAGCTTGTTGTGTGCTTCGGTGTCCAAGACGCTGTTCAGGTTCTGGCGTAGGTCGTTGAACCACGTCTCGATTTCGGTAACCCACTTGGCCGGTTCGGCTGCGGGCGTTGCGGTCTCTGCATCCATCAAGCGCCTCCTTTTAGGCGGTCGTTACGATCTCCAGGGGAACCTCTACGATGCCCTGGGTTTGGAAAAGCCCCTCATCCTTGACCACGGTCCCGAAGATCCTGCATGAGGACACAAGGCCTCCGAGCGTGGTGTGTGGCGCTTGCCCGTCATTGGCGAACGGTCCCATCTGCGCAGCTTCACCCGCCGTCAGTTCCAAGGCAGCCTCAAGCGCGGTGATGAGAGTGTTCTGCAGCGTGCTCGGCGCGGCCATCGGGTCAGCGTCGTTGCGCGTGTAGATCACCAGCTTGGGGCGCAAGGTCCACACGGTAGGCTGGCGCCGGTCACCGCTGGCCGTCTCATCACCAGCCGCAAGGAAGAGCGCGGGCTGTGTCTCAGGCGGTGTGTCGGCATAGCCTGTCCACAGGCGAGAGCAGCCGGTTGTGAACCCGGCAACAGTGGACAGGCGCGCATTGAGTGCAACGAAGATCGCTTCACGGTTTAAGGCCATCAGTTGCCCCCTATCGCACTTGCCAGCCGTGCGCGGATTTCGTCCTTCATGTCAGCCAGGGCCGGTTGCAGGAACGGCCGAGCCTCTTCATGCTTCGTGCCGGGTGGATGCTTGGCGGCGTACTTCATGGCGGCAAGGCTGGTCATAGGCTTCTTTGGACCTCCCCGCGCACCAGCGCCTATCTTGCGGTCAAAGCCTTTTTCCCAGTAAGCGCCGTAGGGAGCGTTCGGGCCTACGCCCACGCTGCTGCTAAAGGTGCTCACGCCGTCACCGCCCGGCTTGACATTGATGGACCCGATTAGATTTCCGGTCCTTCCAATACCTAAATGGCCAGGGCGTGGTCCGTTGAGGTATTTGGAAATCACCACTCCCTGTGTGGAAATTCCCAGAGCGTCAACGGTCATACGGACGCGCTTACGCTTTGCCACGCTGATCTGTGCAAGCTTGGCGACGACAAGCTCTGAACCGACGATCTGGCCAACAATGAACGGGACGCTCATCCGACAACCTTCCGCCAGTTCGAGAGCGAGTCTTTGGCCCAGTTCGGAATCGAGGCCGTCGAGTAGCGATCTGCCATTTGCAGAATCAGGGCCGTCAGGGTTTGCCCATCCGAAGCGCTCAGCAGCCTTTGCGAGGGCTGCTCGGTTATTTGCAACACGCTGGCTAGTGACACTTGGCTTAGTCGTTCCACTGCCGTTCTCCCGTGGGGTTTGTGTGGCCTTTTCGGCCAGTTCCGTTGCTTTGCCCGCCTGTAGCGCGTAATCCAGCGTTGCTACCCACCCCCGGTCATTCGCCCCGGCGTACCATGCCGTCGCGGCCAGGAAGGCACACGCGGCGCGAAAGTCGGGCAACCAGCCGGGTTCCTTGAGCCGGGTTTGAATCACCGTCTGGCGCTTGGGTGTGCTCTTGGCCTGGGGGAGCTTGCCTTGGGTGGCTTCGTTCCAGATCGCGACGACGTCGGCAGACTTCACGGCGGGGGCGGTCGATGGAATCGACAGAGGCTTTTGTTCTTGTTCTTTATCTGACTCTGTCTCTGACTCTTGTATGCCGTTGGTGTCCGATTCTGATAGGTGGCCTATAGGTGACCTATCGTTATCGGGCTTGGGGGTATCCTTGGGGGCCGGTTTCTTACCCCAGCGCTTGTTGATCGAATCCCGTCCGACTTCCCGTTTGTGTTCGCGCTCAGCGTTCAGCACTTGACGCTGGGAATACATGAAGCGGTTCGCCCGCTTGCCGGGTTCGATCTCCGGGAAGAACTGACCTACGATAGGCCAGGCTTCCTGCATCTCTGGGAGCGTCAGGCGGCAGACCCGGGCGAGAATAGCCAGGTCGTCGGTGATGTGGCCCTCGATCCACTGGTGCATCAGGAGCCGCGTAGCGCACCCGAACTCGATAGCGTTCATGGCGCTTATCAGGCCATCAGAAAGGAACTCTTTCGGGTCAACCTTGAACCAAAAAAACGGATCATCTTCCTTGCGTTTCACTCAGCGCGCTCCTGTCAGTAATTCGTTCAGGTCATCCGGTGACCAGATGATGCCCACCAGCGCCCCGGCCTCAGCCATCGTGTCGAGGAAGGCAAGCTGCTCATCGGATGGTTTACCCGGCGCGGCCTTTTGGATCAGTCGCCCTGTCTTCGGGGATCTGGTCAGCCACTCAGGCGCTTTGACTTCGATGTAGAGCGCCCGCCCACCGGGGAGAGTGCCCAGGATATCGGACAGGCCAGCAGAGCAAGCGCCCTGTGTGCCGCCCTTCATAATCGCGGCGGCGTTGCGCACTCCCGCACCCCTCAGCACCCTGCAAGCCCTTCCGCGGAGCTTTGCGCCGCCGGCGTCAACGGCCAGGGCGGGAATGCGATGCAGGTTGAGGGTGGCCAGTGCGTTCTTTTGGACGGTGGCCTCGGATACGCAGCCGAGGAGATAGGCGTCGTTGTAGCGGGAGCGGTCGAAGCTGTCGTAGTAGAGCCTCATGCAAGCACCGCCTCAAAGAGCGCCGCGGCCATCGGCGGCGGAACCGCATTGCCGATCTGCTTGACCACGGCCTCACGGTTGCCGGTGAATTCATAGCTGTCGGGGAAGCCCTGAGCCCGCGCCAGTTCGCGGGGTTGCAGCATCCGGAAGCGAATCTCGAGCCTGTAGACCAGATGGCCCTCAGCGATGAGTTGCGGAATCACCAGACCACTGCGCGGCTTCGTGGTCACGGCTTCGAGCGGGTCATCTACCGAGGCGGTTGTCCCGGTGCCGAAGTACTCGACCAGGTAAGGCTCGGTGACTCCTTCGCCCATCGACCGTGTGACAGTTGGCATCGGCCGGTTTACCGAGCGGTGCCGTTCGCCTCCGGAGTGCGTAACAGTGACCATGCTCGGCTCAAGCTGTACGAGAGCGCGACGGTCGTTGGTCAGGACTGCCCCGAGTGGATCTTCGAGACTGTGCGGGTTGCGGCCCTGCCCCTCCGTCCCGCCTGCGGTTGTGAGGAAAGGTTCAGCAAGCCCGACTCCACGGCTCGTCGTGGTGACCGTCCCGGCTGGCCGGTCCACACTGCGCGGCTCTGCACCGCCGAACTGTGGAACGATGAACGGTTCAGCTACTCCGTAATTGGCCCCCTTGGTGGTGAGAGTTGCCAACGGCGCATCAACTGGCCGCGCACCTTGACCCTTGCGAAGCAAAACCGGGAAGGGTTCAACTATGCAAGCATTCGCCTTCGTCACCACGGTTGGGACCGGCTCATCGACACCGCGCACTGTGCCACTGGCGCTGGTGTGATCGATCTGCATCATGAACGGTTCGCAGAGTGCGAAGTCGTTGCTTGTGGCTGTGACGGTGTGGAATGGGATGTCGACACTGACGTTCGGGTCTTTGGTCCGGTGAGGCAAAAGGAACGGCTGCACCAGCGCGTAGTTATTCCCGCCGCCTGTCACGGTCTGAAGTGGATCGTCAACGCTGGCAACCGTTCCGGTTCCGCGCATCACCACCAGGTACGGGCGAAGGCCCTCCTCGAAGCACTTCGCAAGGTTCAGGTGGATGCCGTTGAATTCCTTCATGCCAGCCTGGATGCGCCTCAGCGTGTTCGGCGCCAGCGGCTTCTTTCGGTCGAAGATGTCCTTGCTGGGCAGGTTCCAGTCGATGATTTCGCGGGCCGTCTTCCAGTTCGGTCGAGTCTCTGGGAACATCGGCAGAGATGAGTCTTTGGCAGCCGGGCGAACGTGCGTCGGCTCTGGCCAGACGATCTTCTTATTGCCACGGCGCGCAATCAGGAACAGCCGCCGCCGCGTCGTGGGAGCGCCATAGTCAGCACAGTTCAGGACGCGGTACTCGGCACGGTAGCCGAGAGCCTTGAGGCTGGCAACGAACTGCTGGAAGAGTTCGCCGCGCTTCGACACCATCGGGCGTCCGTTGGCTCCAAGCGGTCCCCACGAGACGAACTCGGGCACGTTCTCGATGATGAGGTTGTCGATGTAGAGCACTTGAGCCCAGCGGAGAATCATCCACGCGCTCGACCTGCTCTGGTCATTCATCGGTCTACCGCCCCGAGCTACCGAATGGTGAGTGCATTCCGGAGAGGCCGCGAGAACATCCAGCCGGCCGCCAGGTACCAGCTTCAGCGGGTCCACTACATCGACGCCGGTGCAGAGGTTCTGAGCCTCGGGATGGTTGAGCGAGTGCGTGTCAATGGCAACCTGCCAGTGATTGATTGCAAGTAGCCGCAGATCGGCGTGAAGGTGATTCGCGGCCATCAGCATGCCCTGCGAAGTTCCGCCCGCGCCACAGAAGAGGTCTGCCCCCATAATTGTCTTTCTCATGCTGCACCTTCCTGTAAAGCGTCGAACAGCGATGGCATGTCTTTCTCCAGTTCGGCTTCACGGAGGTACTTCACCCCATCCTTGAAGTAGTCGGCATTCAACTCGCAGGCCTTCCCGTAGCGCCCGAGCTTGATGGCCCGGTAAGGCACGGTGAACAAGCCGCCGAAAGGGTCAAAGACAATCTCGCCTTCGTTGGTGTAGCGACGGATGATGCGGTCGACGATGTCAAATTGCAGCGGGCAGATGTGGTTTGTGAGCCCGCGCTGGGTCTGCGCGCCATTCAGGGTCAGCATCCGGTTGACGTCGTGCCACACGTCGTCATGGTGCGAACCGGGCGCCAAGGTCATGAACGTCGCCGGGAGAGCGCCGCGGGCGTCGAGAGTTTCACCCAGGGCGATGTGCTGCTCGTGGTCGTAGACGGTCTCAAGGCTGTGCTTCTGGTACACGCGACCGATCGCTTCGGGTCCGAGTTGCTCGAGCTCTGCCGGCGAAAGCATCCGATCACCGCTTGAACGCCAGAAAGCATGAGCATCGACCTGCCACCGTGCCCGCGTGTAGTCAGACTTGGCCTTTTCGACTCTGACGTCGGCATAGGCCTTTTGCGTGTCCGTCGGGAGTTTGCGGAACAGGAGGATGTATTCAGGGCTTCCCACGCCCATCTTCGTTCCGTCCTTGCACTGCTCTGACCAGCCAAGGCGGTAAGTTTGGTTGTTTTCCCTGACCACGTCCGTCACGACGGTGATCATGCCCATGTACCGGAAGCCGTGCTTGCGGTAGTGAACGATGCAATCGCAGTGGAAGGGGTCAACGGTGGGCATCCCGTCGCCGGTCACATTGCCGAACCGGATCCTGTCCTTGACGTGGATGGCTGCAACCCGGCCGGGCCGCAGAATCCTGAGCAGTTCCGGCGTCAGGTAGTCCATCTGGTCGAAGAACTTGCCGTTGTCTTCGTTATGCCCGAAGTCGTTGTAGCTCGCGCTGTACTCGTAGTGATTGCCGAAAGGGATGCTGGTGTGGATGAGGTCGACCGAGTTCTCTTCCATTTGGTGCGTCTCACTTACACAGTCATTCAAGGCCACATCGAAGTGCGCGCCCGCTTCCACCTTGCGTTCGACGCCGATGGACCGGCGCAACTCATCTTCGAGGCCTGTC